AGTCCAGCCTGATAAAACTGCACTATCAGCAGGAGCGTAGCCTCTAGCCTTATCCCTAATTGGAATCATAGCTGCGCGGATCTCGCCCTGTACTTCTTTTAATAAATCTTTATCTACTAGACCTAAAGCTTTTTTCATCTCTTTAATGCCGCTTACGTTTACTGGCATTTCTGATCTCCTTAGCTCTATCGCTTAAAACTTGAACAATAGCTTTAAGCATTTCTGGATCCATATTTATAAACTCTTTAGGCGCGATACCAGTTTCTACGGCAAGTGAAGCCACCGTATAATGCAAGCTCTCACGCCCTAAAGTTTTTTTTCGTCCTCTAGTACCTCTACAGATTCCAGACTATCTACAAATTCATTTAGAGTTAATGGAGTAACTACGCCTGCCCTGCGGCAACACTCGAAAGCCAGAAAATAGATCTCACTCTGTCTTTCAAAATCCCGAAGCATCTTAGATATTCCGGAGCCGTATTTAGTTTCAAAGGCCATTTCAACGGCTGGAGTTATTTTGTGCTCAGTTACTTCGCCGTTAGCCCTTGTGATTTTTAGCCTTGCCATTAGATCCCCTTAGAACGCTACAGAAGTAGATACGGTTACTGTTGAATTAACAGTAAAAGTTATATTAGAACTGGCTGTATCTGCGACGGATCCTGTACCTACTGGGGTTAAATTATTTACCAATATTGAAAATTGATAAGTAGGATTAGTAGCGCTTACTGCAGTACCTTTAACAGTAATCATAGATACTGAAATAGTCTGGCCATATACTGCCTGTAAAGTAGTATTGACCTGAGAAGCTGCCCAGTCATTGAAAAACTCCAAAGATAATTGTGCGGCCTCTAAACCTTTTACGAAAACATGGCTGTTATTTCCCTGACTAGTTACTTCTAATTCGTCGAAGGTTTGTGTTAAAACTGCGCTGCTTACGTGATCGCTGATATCAATAGATGGAGTAGTAAGTGCGCCAGCAGTGGCTAACTTAATTCCAACATTATTATTTAAATAAATTGCCATAGTTATTCCTCGTCTTTTTCTGTAGGTGCTGCTATCGGTTTACTTGCTTTCGGTGCATCTTTTATCTGGCCTGTCTTTATTAAGAAGGCTATTGCTTCTGCTTCTGTGGTCATTGTTTAACTCCAACTCGTAAGGATATTAACGGTTAATTTACAAATTAGAAGATCTCCACTGGCCGCCGTAGTGATGGAAGGGGCAGAGATACTACTAACGTTATAGACTAAACTGCCTGAATATAGTTTAGTGAATACTGCTACTATAAAAGTTTCCATGCCGGCTAAGTTACCTTTATTGTCGAAAGCCGGTACTGCTATAAGAATATCAAAATTAGCCATAGGTGAAATATTTATTTGAGAATTATTACTCGGCGTAATATAAGGATCGCTAGGAGTTATCGTAACTGAATTAGCCAATAATTGAGGTGCAGGGTAAGCGAACGTGCTCCATACTCCGGCATTAGCTAAAGTATTAGCTAGTGTCGTACGAAGAGTAGTTATCGCTGCAGGCATTAGCCGACCAGTGAAGAAGGATTAGCGTAAGGTTGAATTAAACCTCTGATCCGATTTATCATTTGGTAACCGAGCCTATAAGGTGATGCTGATACTCCGTCCATACCATTACTTGCCATTGAAGTCTGCCGGGCCTGCCAAATATCCACGCTTAGAATCATGCTAGCTTGACGGATAGCTGGCGTGTTCGCGTAGCTGGCTGCTTTGTGATCTGGCCCGGTTGCCGTACCGTAAGGCAGTACACGATGGAAAGGGTCATCGGCTGCCGTTTTCGAATATTGTATAAAAGAATAACCAGTAGGAAAATTTGTTATAGCCCAATTCCACCAGAAAGCCGGAAGAGTATTAGTAGTGCCTGTAGAAAAAGGGATAGTGCCAGTTAAAGTATAAGTCCCATTATAGGTAGCTCCTGCAGCAGAAATAGACACGCTTTGACCAGTTACAAATATTCCGGGATTAGCAAGCATTACAGTAGCGACATTATTAGAAATAGAAGTGGCTACTATTGGGGCAGTGTTAAACCATAGATACTGATTTAATAAATCCTGCGCAGCTTGTGTACACTCCTCGACTACAGAATCCGGGTACAAGGTGCCAATTCCCAAATTGTCGCGTAATTCTTGCATGGTCGTATATGTACTTGGCATGGCTACCCCTTTCTAATAGCTCTCTAGGGCTAAGGGCTACTAAGCCCTAGAGATTATTTAATTGATCTAACTTATTAGGTTAGGTTGAACGTACGTACGCCTCTAGTCATAGTTACAAGCGGTGCCATAAATCCATAAATTGCCACCTGAACCTGCAGATTTGAAACTACATTAACGCTCATGTATGCCGTTGGGGATTCAAAAATTGTTACGGCTTCTGGCACGATAATAAATGCAGATCCATCGATAGTAGTAGAAGGTAGATCGACGTCCACACTGAAATTAAGGCCTAAAACATTTCCTTTAATTCCGGTAGGTGAAGCTACACCGCCAGCGTTCATCGGATATTGAGCGTTAAATATTGGGCGGCCAGTAGTATCTACGGCGCCTAATAGTGTGCTCCAGTGTGAAACTCCGCCTACATAATTTTGCGCGAAGTATGAAGTACCTGAATACGCCGCTACTGGCTCAGTTGAAGCGTATGAGATTAATCCTGCTGCTGTTGCTGCTGTAGTAGCCGCATTAGTTGAGTTAGCAGTTAGGTAAGTAATTGCAGCAGCGTTAGTAGCCTTTAAATAGGCTCGCTGTAACTGCAGTGTGAGCTGGTCATAAAATGCTGGACCAGATCTTTCTATTAGCTCTATCGACATGGTATTCATGCCAGCGTACTTGGCCACTGTTGCGGTCATGTACTCAGTTACCATGCCGGTATTTTGTACTGCGCCTGCTTCTGCTTCTACAGTTACTACAGGTGCTACACCATTTCCGCCACCGGCACTCGTTACAAGTGTTGGGACTATTACGTTCATACCTTCAGAAGGTAAAGTGGCTTTAGTACAAGCATCAATAGTACTACGTCCGAAGTTTGTATTAGAAACTACGTTACGTAGGTACTGATTTGGAGAAAATGCAGGATTTGTACTGAACGAATCGTCTGCGGCTTGTACCCATAATTTAGATTCATCATTACCTAATGAAGCTTTAATTTTGTGCTCTGTGTAACGGCCCATAGAAGTAATACCGTGTCTTACAGTTTGTGAATTATATGGAGCTGTAATTATTGGGCGTGCGGCTTCTACAGTTGGAGTAGTAGCTTCTGCCGGTGTATCTGTTGGCTCTGGAGCTTTTACGTCCAAGATAGCCTCACTTTCGGTAGTTGGTTGGGTTGGTACTTCTTCCGCTTCGCTTTCGCTAGCAGCTACCTTAGTTACGATCGCATCGACATAGGCCGGGCTTTCGACTAAGGAAACTTCTTTCATAACTGCGCTAGATACGACTAATACGCCGTCTGCGTTTTCTTTCGCTTTTAATACATCTACTCCAATAGATAGCGAACTAATTAGATCTTCGCTAGCTAAAGTTAAATAATCTGTACCCTTAGAGCTAGCACTAATTTTAAAAGTGCCATAAATATTATCTTGGGTAACTTTGAAATTTTGTGCGCGGCCTATCGGATCCATCTGGTTATGCTGCGCTAATAATTTTATACGGCGAGCATCTGGTATTTCAACGCTACCGCTTTCAAATAATACTGGGCCTGCGCTAGTCGAGCCTACTTTATTAAATGGCAATACTACGCCTGAAATTAAGCGGCGGCCTGTATCGCTACTTTCGATATCGCTAGAAAACGTTAAACGTGTGATTTTTTCCATTAGTCCATTACCTCATCTATTTCTGGATTCTCATTACCTTCTGGGGTTAGATCTTCCATTTCTTTAGCTTGGTTTATATCTATTAGTCCGAGATTTAACATTTTTTCTATTACATTTAATCTATCCATAGCATCACCGCGCAAGAAAGTATCGTCCACTGCAAATTTTACCAAATTTCCATTAGCAGTTATATCGTTCATTGATAAACGATTTTCTACTGCCGAAATGTAAGGCTGCAACGTGTACGCAACAAATTCTTTTCGTGCATCTAAGATATTTTGATAAGTCATGCTAGAGCCGTTATTCATTTCTGCAGAAATCATAAATGCCGGGACGTTCATTAATCTTGCCACTTGGCAAGCTAAAAACTGGGACGCATCGTTATATAACATTTCTTTAGGTGAAAATCCTAAATTTTCTACAGATAAAGTAGAAGTTAAATATGCAGTACTGCGACTTTGACGACTGGCTTTCCATGATGCAAGTAATCCGGATATTTGTGCTTCTGGTAAATCAGCTCCCGAATTTTTAATTACAGTCGTAGCCATCGGTGTCTGTGATGCAACTGCCGCCGCTTTTTCTACGTCGAGCGCAGACTGAATAGTGCGAGATCCGGTTAATAAAATTCCATTAGTTAATCCTTGAAAAGTTACTAAACTTCCAATACCGCTATCTGGTACGCGTACTCCATTAACTGAGTAGTACTCGACTTGATCGCCATATTGATTAGTAGTAACAGTTACACGATTATTAGCGATCCACTCGAACCCAGACGGGCGCAGGTCGTCGGCATAGAGAGAAGTTACCCTAAGAAAACCTTCACCGTAAAAAATTAACGAATCGATTAACCAAGCTAAAGTTACGCTTCGAGGTTGTCTAATATCCGGTTGTTCTAACCATACTGGCGACTGTAATTTTTTACCGGTAGATTTTCTGTATAATTCTAAATCGAGCGAGGCGATGGTTCCGGCGATAAGGTTGCGACACCTTGCAACTGCTGGCACCTGCATCGCAGCTTGTCTATCTATAAGCCCTGCACCGAAGCCAGAATTATAAGCTGTGTTAAAAGATCCATAACCGTAATTACTATCCATTATGGCAGGCGAATACTGCGCATCTACTTTTTTAGTATTAGGCCGAAGCCCTAACGTCTGTAGTAATCCCATATACGGTATTTTCTCTTATTTGTCTAGCATATATGCGTATTTCGCCCTGCGTGTCGGATTATTTACGCTGAGCCTATATATAAGGGTGTGTCGTGTATTGACTTTGTATAGACAGGGCATTACCTTTATACCACTGAGCTAAGCGAAGGTCTTAGACAGAAGGGCTACAGATGAATACAGTACAGATCGAGATAGATGCAGAAGGCTTTGAATATCTATGGAGTAATTCTATGAAGTGGCAAGGTATCGACTGGTTCAAACAGGCCAGCCGATTTAGTCCAGAGCCAGTTAATTTTGACTGGAAATTTGTTTACTGGTTTGATAAATATACAGATTTAGTTATAGCCGAAGGATTTTTAAAAGCGATCCGCGCACCATTTAGCCGCCACTCAGACGAAGTAGAAGGCTGGATTATCCTTACCGATTTTACCTCACCTTGCCACATGGGTAAATAATGACTACTGCAGCCGAGCTTATTTCGCTAAAGTGCGAAGAAGTTTTTAAACATAGGGCCTTACGTAATGAGGCTTTAAATTTAATTGACGACGTAACGCAGCTTATGTCTGAATTAGGCGAAAGTGAGTTATGCGAAAAAATGCACCAGATTTACCTAGATCTGGAAACATACGCCCATGCTAACGAAGATATGCCTTTTGGCGTAGTTATTGATTTATTTGCAAGTAGGACTAAATGAGTATTACACCGGCTCGATCTATTCGGATCCCAGATAAATTATGGGCTAAAGCTAAAGCTAAAGCTAAGCGAGAGCACACTACGGTAAGCGCCATAATTATAAAAGCTTTACTTGACTGGGTAGGCGAAAACTAAGAATAAATCTTGGCAGCTTCTAATGGCTGGACTAGTACGTGAATTACCATCGCAGCGCCGATGGCAATATCCACTGGTCCGGCCGATTTTCTTCTTACGATACGCCAGCTAGAATCGTTCATCTTAGCCGCGCAATTTTGAAAATGCTGTATTAGTAACTCCTGCCCAGAGTGAACGAAGCGATTATTTGAAAGCTGATCGTGCAGATCCGAGCAAGCTTGATAAAAGTTAATTCCGCTTATATCTTTAACATTTACGCCATTTCTAGCTAAGCGGTCAGCTATTGACTGCGTAGTCCACTTGTCGAAACAGACTACTCGCGGAAAGTATAAATCGCACCATTTTTTAACTGCTACGGCTACTTGCAGCTCATCTATAGCCACGTCGCTATGAAAAGTTTCTAATACGCATACTCCGTATTTACCTTCTGGAGTTATCTGGCCCATTACTAGCGATCCATCGCGCCGACTAGGGCTAATATCGAAAGCCATGACTGTAAGGGGTCCGGGTGATAGTTTTAAGTTAATATCGCTAGTCGCTTCTATAGATCCTTCTGGGAAAGGATTACTTAAACTGCTAATCCACTGGCAGAGCGTTTCGGTTCGGAAAGTTTCTACCGTATTAATCGATAAAGCCTCAGCTATAGATTCTTCTGTAATTAGTGTGCCTAAACTGGGATTAGCCTGCGCCCAACCTTTACGATCCGTTAATTTTGACCACTGCGGAGCTGAGTACTCATAGAAGCCAAAAGATTCTGGCGGATTACTAAGCGCCTTCTCGCGTAGATCGTTTAAAGTTAAACTAAACGCATCGCCGGCATTAGAGCTGAGGTAAGTTTGAGAATTGGGCCGGGCACGTGTAACTGGTATAGCTGCAGCGAAAGCCTCTGGGATAATGTCGCGAATTTCATCGATCCATAAGAAATCGGCTGTACGTCCTCTACTGCCGTTAGCAGTTGCAGCTACTACATCTAACCGGCCGCCGCCATACTTCGGAAGTATCTCTATGGATTCTGTACCATTGGCATATCTAATCTGTTTTACCTTTTTACGCAGCTCATCGTTACTTTCTAACAAATAACAAATATCACGAAAGTTAGTTAAAGCCATGCCACGATTACTACTCATTATGAGCTGATTCTTTTCGCCGAATAACACTAACCCGGCTATAGCTCTTATTCTGCCTATAAATGACTTTCCATTTTGTCTGCTAATAATTGCCAGACTACTTCGACGTATAAACGTATTATCTTCTCGAACGGCTAACATGTCGTTTAAAATCCACTGTTGCCACTCCATTAATGGCGCTCCTATTGATGCAGCTAGTTCGCCTACCTCTGGACCTCTAGATTTTCCGGTTAAAGGTATATTGCTTAATCGTGGCTCGACCGCCCCCCGTAGGGGCTGTTTTACTTTGACTGCCATTACTTGTACTTCTGTTCGGGCTGGCCCAGTGCAGGGCCACTCTGGACCGTATTTGACGTGATCGGGGAGATATTGGACGA